GCGGTACGGCAATAAGATTAGGTATGGGGGTGTAACCTTCAGATCGTCTTGGGAATACGGTTTTGCTTTATTGTTGGATAGGAGGGGAGTGTCTTGGGAATATGAACCTCACCGACTCAGTTATAGATTTAAAGGTTTGAAGAAGACCTATATTCCAGATTTCTACCTACCTAACGGTTGGGTTTCTGGAAAACCCGAGTATGTTGAAATAAAGGGTTACGGTGCTAAACAGGCGCGCTATAAGATAAGGGCAATCAAGAGGTCGGTAAAGAATTTAGCGGTGCTTTACAGAGATGACCTTATAAATTTAGGCGTCATCGATAGTTCCGGCGGCTTAATAGGAGTTGATTAATGTTTGTTGGCGAACGAGAAATAGTTATGTCTAAAGGTTGGATTGCCGAATATAAAGACGGCTCTGTCTTTTGTGAAGAGGACTGTCCTTGGAACAAATTACCTGATAAGAGAAACATAGCCCGACTTATCTTAAAATGGGAAGATAGGTTTTGGGAAATTACAGGTAAAGATAATTACACCGTACCCTCAGTACGGGGTTATATCGACTCTCAAGGTTCGCAAGGAATTGATTCTAGAACCATAGGTTATTATGATACGGACAGTAAAGTTATACTACGTGTGTCTGAAGATACCGGAAGTATGAAATGGGAGCACGTGCCTTTTTAGGCGGGAAAAGGAGAGTCTAAGTGGTTAAGTTTCTTTCCGGTTCGACGTACTCCGGAGAACGGATTAAAACGTGTACGTTCTGGCGGAGTGATCTAACCACTAATAAGACAAAGGACTATGCAGATATTTCCTCAACAGATGTTGGGGGAGGAAGCTGTGTGGCTAATGCCTTTTTCAAAAGAGAAGACATCTCCTGTTTTAATTCTGGAGATTGTAATAGTGAGGGTAAATGTCTTCCTTGTACTAAATATAAGTACGGGGGTATGCAGTTAGGTATTAGCCATTCTCCCCCGCTAACTGTATTAAAAGAGTTTAATAAGGGCATAACGGATGATGACTTACGATCCCCTAATAAACTGATTATTGGTAAAGAGATCGCCACACGTACTGACGCAGACCAGTTGCCATTTCACGTCGTCTTACGGAATATTCAGGCAGGTATCGCCAAGTGTTGCCATTGGAGCGCGGGTAATGGCACTCCCAGTAAGTTTTACTTGGCGAAGATCATAAAAGGTAATGCTACTAAGACTTATATAGAGTATACAACTCTTCCTCAAGAAAAGGATAGCGCTGGTAATCCAGTAAAGGATAAAAATGGTAGAGTAATAGATCCGGTTATTCAGGAAGTAAAAACAGACGTTCCTGGTATTTATGTAACTAATACGGCATTTGACGATAAGGTTGGCTCTTTCTTCCCCGTGGGCACGGTTGTGCTTGCAGGGTTTGAAGACCAGCCTTCTTTTTATTTGGAGCCTCGCACAGGGTTAATGAAACCGGGAGAGGATGTCATCTTTCTTGCTTCGGCCGCGGATAGTTATCTTACTAAGGCGAAAAAAACGGCCGTTAAGTGTACTCAGCCTACAATCGACGCTGTTAACGCGGCGCGTACGGCTAAAAATACAGCGGTAGCTTTACAAAATGAGGCAATAAATTATTATAACCAAACTCTTTTATCTAATGAGCCGGATTTAATTGCATCAGCCAAAGTAAAATCTGACTTGGCCACAGCCAATGCCGCTGCTGCCAGTGCTGCGTATACACAGGCCACAATTCTAGGTAATTCAGCTAATGTTACTATAGGAGATATTGTTAACGCCGAAGTAAGTGACGACATCACCGTAGCTGCTAAGGTCTTAGCCGATACACTAGATGCTTTAGCCGCACAAGTCACAATAACTGCTAACTGCGCCTCTGGTACAAGTGCGGGAAATACAGCCTCGATGATGGCTGGTAAACTGGTTATTCTTGCGCGCGCGATGCGTTCTCTTGGCTATAAAGGGGCTAGCAAGTGTGAGCTTTTTTTTACCGCCGAAAACGTAGCAAAACAATGGAACGCCCCGACGGATGGAAGCCTTCCTTGTAATGGGGTTCGTACAGAGTGTCAATTTTATACGGGTCCCGTATGGGCCCACGCAACTGACGAAAAGTTGGAAGTAGGTAAGTCGATCATTGCCGAGCAGTTACAAGAATTGAGGTTTTATTCAGACGATTGGACTCGCTATACTGATCCTTTTACTACTTTTAGAAATAGATTTTCTACTCCTTATATTTGGGCGTTTAAAGAGTACTTGGATTCTGGGGGGACACCTGAGATAGGAGATATGGCTTTATATAAGCCAAAGTTATTGTTTTCCAAAATAGATACGACGTCTGCTGCCGTACAGTACGATACTGCCAGTATAGAGCGCGTATCCATCTCTGATTTTACTACTTTTGCAGTAGAGAAAACTAGGGCTTTGATTCAGCCGGGGTCTCCAAGTTTAGATAATAAAGATAAACCCCCCGCTTTTCCTACTGTTATAACTAGACCCGGGGAGCCTTCTGATGCGAGATTAAAAATAACTCATCCCCGTCTCGATAAGAAGACAGGACAGGAAGTCGTAGGTAAAACTGGTCCCTTTATTTTAAGAAACTGGAGCGAGAATAGAAACACAGCAACTCTATTCGGTACAGCTACTCCCGGTGCTACCATTTTTTTGGTTAACGAGACTGCTTTACAGCGACGTTTTGAGTATAATGCTTTTTATGAGACCCAGAATACCTCGTTACCGGAATCGATTACTGGTATTCCTGGAGCACCTGATTTTTCTAGTGCTGAGGCGGTGGCGTCTTTAGTAGCGTTTATGACTGCATTAGAGGAAGAAAAATCTCTAAATACGAGTGAGGTCCCTAACCCTTTTGCTAAATTTTCAGCAGACTACTTATCCGGGCAGTGGGCGTCTATAAACGAAATAGGTTTAGTTTATAATGAAATAAATAAAATCTATGCGTTTATATTTCTCTCTGATACTGCTATATTATTTGATTATACTCTTATAGACTTTAGACTCCTACACTCTGTGATCGCGCAAACAGTCTTTGAGGGCGAAGATTTTTCTATGTTTAGTGAGCCGGGTTCAACTAAACTAGGAGATGCTTCTAACGATACGGTGGCTAAAGGTTTCATAAGTGCTCAGGCTATACAAACGGTTGGGCGCGCTAAAGAAATTGTTAAACTTAGTTATGGTTATTATGCTTGGAGAGAAGTTAACCGTGGTCTAACTCTCGCTGCATCAACGGGCACTGGGAATCCGGATGTGGTTTTGGAAAGTGAGGCTAATGCGTTTATATCCAGACAAGCATATCAAGTAGTTCAATATAGGAAAACTATTACTTTGGAGGACGGCTGGTACACTATAAATGACTGTGGCTATATTATGGTTCCGATACCGGATCTAAATGTACACAGAGTTCTTCCCCTCCCTAATGTGGTGGGCTCTTTGGTTGGTTTTCAGAATGTACTGACTAACTATGGTGGAAGGGGTTCTGTTGTAGCGCAGTGGGCTATAGAGTCGGCTTCTTTAAACATAAATGATACAAAAAAGAATTTGCTTCAATACTATCGAGATACAGACGGGCGGGGTCTTCCAGCCAACTATGTTATTTTGGGCCCGGATACGAATTTTGAGCAAGCGTACGGTCGCCCCGTTCCTGGACGCGACTCTATAGAGATAACGTTTACATTTCTTAGATCACAGACGTGCTCTCCGGCCGGGCTGCTCTCTGTACCGGAACTAGCAGAAGACGTAGTTGAACAGGATTTTTATAAGGAATTTTTTAGTCCTAGTCACCCTAGCGGAGACAAACCTTTTTGTGAGTACAAGCACGCTTTCTCTTTTGACGTAAAGGGTACTCTTACTGCCGGGGGTGTACGCGGCAGCGGGGAGTCCGTAGTGGCTATAACCAAGGAACAGCAGGAATATGTGTGGGTATTTGCTGATTCAGAAGGTAGACCTATAGGTAAGAAATATAGTAGACTACTGGTTATGTACTCCAACCTTTCCTGTATTTCTGTAGACATATTTTATCGTTGGAAGCAGTCTTGTATCCGTTACGCCCTTATGCCAGAGCTGTCTATCGCTATAGGTACGGCTGGTGGAACACTACTGGTTGCCCCAAGAGCTACGGTCAATCCCGCGGACTTACAGTTGGGCAGTAGGTATGCGGCTGGTTATTTGGGAGACAATACCTGTGACCGGACTCCTAGTTGTGGAGATCATGAACATGGGCAGTACGGGTCGGATCTTGCTGAGATAGAATACTCACATTTGGTTACACCTACTCAGACGGTGGGAGGTGAGACTATTCCAGCCGTTTATAAAATGTATTACCCCAGTGCGGGCCAGGTTCCTCCGGCGCCCATTTCTTCCGAGGCCGACGAGTTTCGTTATCCTGGAGATACTTGGCGTAAGCTTGTTGGTCCCGTGTGGTATCCGTACACCGCGTGTGAAAATGCTAGGTACTACGCCAAGACCAACGCTGCTTTTGGAACAGACTCTACGGAACTTATAAATAAACCGCTTACGTCTCTTGCTGTGGGGCCGGTAATAACTTCTATAGAAGGCGAAGCTCTTAATACGGCTACCGGAAATAGACCTCCCGCGTCAGATGAGGCTTACAGAGGCATAGACCGTGTTACAGCTGAGATTCTTGATACACACCCGTCTCTCCGCGCGTGCTCTAGTGAATATACGTATGGTAATTTAATAGCAGCGGGTCAGCCAGTTTTTGATGGGTATGCTAGAAGGCGGGGGCAAATAGACTTGTTCTGGTACTCGGATCACGGGTTTGCTCCTCCTCCTTTTGGTAATTTTGGGCGTAATATGCTTATGTTTGAGGTTTCCGATAGAAGAGGGGATTACCTTGGTGACCCTCCGGACGGTGGGCAGGGGTTTAGGTGGATGCCTATTTTTCCTACGCGCGACAATATAGGTTCTAACATTGATATTCTAAGTGAGAGTTTGGAAGTGCAGCATTACCGACTGCAGTGTATGAATAATCCGGCCGGGGGAGGTACGGAGGGGATCACGAATACTCCACGTTATACACACAGAGCTCTGATCGAGAATAAGATAGGGGCTGTAGATTATCCGTACGTACCGTATTGGCCTAAATTTTTAGCAGACGCTTCGTTAGGGAAGGAGCCTGCGGGGCGTGCCGTCGATGCTGGTCCTATTTCTACGCAGTGGGCTTGGCGGGAGAAGGCTAAGCCTATTAAAAGAGGGCAGGCGGGATCGTCGATTATAAAAGGACTAGCTTTGGCGGCCCCAGATTATATTTTAGATCATCAAAGATTGGAAGTAAGTCTCAGACCTGCAGAGGGTGAGTATACTCTTACATACGAGGGTCCTAAACATGATCAGTATGGGGCGCTTACTAAAAACGGTACACTTCGATTGGGAAGCGGGCCACCTAGAGAGATAATTATAGATTTCGCTAATCAGATATTTGGGTTAGCACCCATGATTGACACGGTTTATGATTTATCTCAGACGCTGGGGGGTTCTGCATTTCCTTGTATTCCCGGTACTCCTATAGATACTCCGAGTTTTGGAAAACCTTGTTCTTGTACAGGGGATATTACGGATCCACAATTTCAGAATGGGACGCAAATTCCGGCAATATTTACCCATTTAGACAATAGGTCTACGTTAGGGTACTCAGGGCTTTATTCTGAAGAGACAATGAGCGCCCCTTTTGGCACAGATTTACCCCGTACAACAACCGCGGACCCCTCTGTTATGGGTAACTATTATATAAAGGGAATAGGTTTTAAATTGGATTACGATTTTATTCCCGTAACGGCTGTGAATCCTATGTCGGATTCTCGTGCTGTGGCTCAATACACTTGGAGTAGAACACCCCACGGTACCGCGTATCCTAACGAGGGTGGGGGTGTGGATGGTAGTTTTGGAACAGCGGAAACAAACACAGATGTCTATAAGTACGCTACCACTGGTAAAATTTTTACATCCGCCGTGGCTAGTGACGCTCTCGAAATAAGCAGTGTGTCTGGGGATATAGCTGCTTTTTTTCCCTCTCCTCTTTTAGCGCATACAGTACAAACAGAAAAAGATACTACAGGTCCTAAGACAACGCACCCTATTACTGTTTTAGGAATTTTACCCAGCGGTGACCTTAAACTAAAGGGGCACACCCCTTGTACAGATATTGCGGCAGCCGGTAAAGGATATTCTAACGGCGAACCCGAACAAGTTGTTTTAAATATGACTTTTTTGCCGTATATGCGAATAACAAAAGTAACTATCTCTTTCGCTGCTGGTAAGGGTATGCAGGTACCCCGAGTTTCTTTAGGCGTAGTAGACCCTGTGAATAGAACGGGCAGTCTGCCTACCGTCAGAACTGCACGTGTTATTGGGGAAAGTATAGAAACGGCCACAGGTATGGATTTGGGTTTACGTGATTCCTCTCTTTATTCACAAACAGCGCTAAATGAAGGAAGAACTATTTTTAGAGTAACCATTGTGCCCTCTTATCAGGACATGCCCTTCTGGAATCAATTTGGTCAGGAGTTTGAACTTATATTTGCGGACAGAGATAATGAACATTCTATGGGAATTATTGGTATCGCTCTAGAAGCGGCTATGGTTTCTACGGATGGAGCAGTTGAGATTATTTTTATTCCAGCCAGAAAATACTATGTTGCTAAAGGCGATAGTACTAATAATCCAGAACAAGTTTTGGAGGGGGTTGATAGCGCCACTGCCTACTGGAGAACCACTTCTACGAGTACAGCTATAAGTGGTAATCGTTATCGGGCATACGCCTGGGATGAAAAGATAGAGGATAATCAACCGCCTATAAAGAGTACCAATATTAAAGAACTAGAGGCTTTGCAGAGTGTAGAATATAATAAGACTCTAGCTTTAATGGGGCATACTTTTTCTTTCAGCAGCTTTATACCTTTTGAGGAGAGTGCCTTTTTAACTTTTCTTAAAGAAGGTGAGCCTTCATGGCAACTTGAAATGCGAAGTAGTAGGAATAGAATGCAGGACGTAAAAAAGTATATTACGAGTGGTAAAACAACCAATGCAACTAAACTTTGGGGAACCATCCCTGAAAGGGAACCTTGGAGCGCCCCGGGTCACGCGTGGACGCATAAGTTAGAAGAAGATCCGGATTTTTCTACCTGTGGAGCCGTTAGTTCGTGGGCCGAACCCTATAAAATGATCATATTCTATCAATTTTTACATTTACATGACGAGCTTGCCGTTTTTCAACCGGCAGAATTCTGGAGTAGCATGCCTTCGTCAATGTCTCGCACGGCACAAGCTAATGGGTTTGTACTTGGCGGAGGGTTATCTTCACAA